CATGACCGATGCCATGTCGATACACTGCTGCACCTGCTCGTCCGTCGCCGACGTGGGACAGATGAGGCGGACCTCCTCGATGGTCGTGCGCTGCGGCACGTGCGCCTCCTAGCGGTGTGAGCGCGCTCTGGTCGGCTCTTCCGCCGCCGGCGGTTCCTCGGTCGGCGCTGGTGTCGCCTCGGCCAGGACGTAGCCTTCCGGCGGGAGCGCAAAACGATCAGGGAACGCCTCAAGTTGTTCCTGCGTCGGCGTGATCACGTCGCCCGTCTTATACTCCACGGTGACCTGCGTGCCCTCGGCATCTTTTTCCTGGCGCGAGAAGGGCCCTGTTAAGCGATACTGCTGTGTCTGCGCTGGGACGTCTGCCACGGTCGTCTCTCCTATGCCAGTCCACTATAATGCACAATACCGGTCTGATTGGCTCCATCCGTCTTGATGCGCGGCACAATGGAGCCGATGACGCGCACGTGCTGTGCCAGCCCACCCATGATTTCCCACGGCACGTTGGCCGGGTCCAACTTGATCGCGAGATCGACGGTGCGCCGCTGGAGTTCCACAAGGGCGGCCTGGCCAGCAGGCATGGCAAACGTCGGTTTGATCGAGACAATCTGCGGGAAGGATTGCTGAAGACGCACGAGGGAGTTGAACGCAGTGTCCACGCCTTCTTTCGCGTGCAACTGGCCATATTGAGCCACATTTAAATACAGGCCGTACGGACCAGGACGGTGCAGGGCAAGCATATCGGTATACATGCCAAGAATCGTGGTATAAATCCCATCAGCCGTCGCCCAGGACGCGCCACTTTTCGTCACCCGGTTCGGATGCGTGCGGTAGCCGTAGATGGTGTTGCCATCCACCGAGAACTCTGACGCCCCGTTGACCAGCCAATTTTCAAACGTCTCCGCCACTGAGCGCTGCGCTTCTTCCGTGTACGCCGTATCGAGGGTCCCACCAAGGCGCTGCACCGCTTCAAGTTCGGTAATGTCGAACTCGTAGTCCTCAAACGCGAAGGGCAGTGGTACGAGGTGCGGCGTCACACGTAAGCGCTGGTTGTTCCCGGCTGCCGACGCCCGCATGTCCGTGGTGGCCGGGTCCATACGTCCGATGGCCTGATACTGCGACGCCGCAATGCCGAGCGAGGGAATGGTCTGCGTCAGGCCGCGACTGGTGAGGTCCATCACAGCGCCCATGTACTGCTCGGCGACGCGCAACCAGAGGTTGTCAATCTGCAGCCACTGTTCTCTGAGCAGCGTCGCATGGGTATAGAGCTGCGCCTCACGCGTCCTGGACGCCTGCACGCGCAAGTGCGCAATCCCCTGCGGCGACAGAATCGAGGGTGGTGGCCCGCCACGCAGGGCCTGGGTTTCAAGTGCAACAGGCATAGGGGCCCTTTCTATTGCGCGACAATGCGCACCAGCAGGCGACCGGGGGTGGGTTCGCCCACGGTCGATTCGTCTTCCATGGCTTCGGCGACGATGACACCCGTCGTCGCCGGCCGCAGCAGCCCGTTGCCGGCGGATTCCAGCGCGCTCCCCTTCGTGATCGCGACGCCGATGGCACACCGCGCGAAGATGCGCGCGCCCACGCTCGGCGCCAGGGTCGGCACGGTATCGCCCGCCGCGTAGTCGTCGTCCGCCCCTTTGCCAAACTGCCAGTTGCCGTCGGCAAAGAGCGGCGCGGCCCGCCCCGCCGCCGTCGCGTGCCGCCGCACTTTGCCGAGATCGGCGCCGGCCGTGGGGATCACCTCAATGAGATCGCCGGGCGTGATCACGGCTTGCGCAGTCGCGTGGGACTGGTTGCAGGGGCCCCAACGAAGGATGGCGTCATTATCAGCCATAGCGCTACTCCTTCTTGGTGAGGATGGAGAGGGGCTTCCAGGCGTCTTCACCGCCGTCCTGCTGACGCAGCGCAGGCAGGCCCTGGCCGGCGTACGAGGGCTCCTGGGCGAAAGTCAGAGGCACGAGCTGTTCCAATTCGTGAAGTTCGAGCGCCTTGAGCCGCGCTTCGCTGAGGGGATATTTCGCCGCCACGAGCGCAGTGATCATGGCCTGCTTGCGTGTGTCATGCGCACGGACCATTTGGCCCATAGACTCCCGCAGATTCTCCGGAAGGCTGGCGAGCGCTTCATCCACCGTTGTTGGTTCCGGGGCTGGTGGTGTGGGCTCGAGACGCGTGAGCTGCTCTTCGCTCATCGCTTCGAGCATGGCGCGGTCGCTCTCCGTCCACTTCGTCTTCGTGATGAGCGCGGTAACACGCGCTTTGACCGCCTCAGTGGCCATAGGAGGGTCCTCCTGTTCGTGGGTGACGGGCAAGTAGGTGGTCTGCCTCTGCACGTCCGTGGCGCCCTCGGTGAGGGCAATCTGGCCGTCCGTCTCGGTCCAGGAACGTTGCAGCAAGCGTTCGCCCTGGCGGTAGGTAAAGGTTTGATTGGCCACGTCGACCGCATCTATAAAGATCGGAGTGAAATCAACAGACATCTCCCGCGCCAGTGCTCCGTACAGACTTTCCCTAATGTCAGCGTCAGTCAGGTGTGTCCTTAGTGGTGGTGTCGGCAGTTGCCGCGCCAGCGCACAGACCTGCTCCTGCGTGCCATCGCCCACGTAGTAGCCATTGACGAAGACGGCCGGCGCACCCGGCTCTCTTCCGGTCTCTTCCTGCTGTACCTTGGGAGAAGCGTGGAGCGAGAAGCGAGAAGCAAGGAGCGTGGAGCGAGAAGCAAGGAGCGTGGAGCGAGAAGCGGGATCCGAACTTCCTGCTTCCTGCTTCCTGCTTCCTGCTTCCTGCTCCCTGCTTCCTGCTTCCTGCTCCTCCTGCTGTACAAACGTTTTGAGCGTGTGCACAAAGCCGCGCCAGCCGCGCGCCTGAGCATGATCCATAGGCGTCTCCTGATGGCAGGTGCACTGCTGGTTGAGGCGCGGCGAACCGCAGCCGCTCTGCCAGTCGCAGGCGCCGATGCCGTTGGGTAAGAGGGCGAGATGATCAGGCCGGAGATCGTGGTGCACCTCGCTGTAGGGCACACCGTAAAACGAGCCAGGCGTCTCTTCGGCATACGAGTAAAAGCCCGTGGAGAGCTCGAGGGGCGTCTGCGCTTCGAGCATGGTCATTGCCTGCACCGCTTCGCCACCCACCTCCTCCACCTGGGCGACGTCAAGCCAGAGTTCCGCCTGCAAGCTCGTGACCGTATGCCCTTGACGTTGGCCAGTCCCAAGGCGTGCACGGTAGAGATGCCCGACGCCGGAGGCGGCGAGGACCTCGGGGGTGCGCGCGCTCATGGGCACGCCCTGCGCATCGAGCGGGTGATTCAACACAACGGGCACGTTGTTCCAGTCAGGAGCGATGAGTTCGCTGCCGGGAATGTAGGCACCATTGAGCACACCTTCCACAATGAGCACAGCGGGAGCAGTGAGGTATTCGCGGTTGTTCAGGGTGAGACGCGCGGGTGGGACGGTCAGGGCAGTCTGGATGGTGAGGCGCCGTGTCGTGCGTGGCATGCGGGTGCATCCATAAAAAAAGCCCGGCCAATCGAGACCAGCTCGATCAACCAGGCGTAGTGCGTTCTAGAGGCCTGCGCTCACTCCTCGGAGTGGCGAGTTGCGACAACTATGGAATGCGCCAACACTTTTGTCAAGTTCTTACAGGCACTCAAGGCCGTGGCCTTGCCCGTGAGCACAATGTCACATTTGCCCAGATGCCCACCGGCGTGATGAAAGGTGACAGAGCCATTGGCCTGGCTCTCCAGGATATGCACCCACAATTCGAGCACGTCGCGTGTGACACCATGGCGCGCGAGCAGCGCGAGCAGGCCTGCAGTATGGTCAGACATCAATCACCCTCCCGTTCACGGCACACCGGCACATCGGGTGCGCGGGTGGATGCATCACCGGACCCACCGGCGTCTGAAACGGTTCGTCGAGGCGCACGCCGTTCGGGTTCATGCCAGGAATCGGCGCACAGGTGGTCTGACAGAGTCGGTCGTCAGGAGTCACGAGCCAGTGGCGGCGAAAACGCGCCGGATCGAGTGTCCCTTGCCGCGCCGCGTCCTGCCAAAGTTGGGCCTGGCCTTCCAGGCTCGCCCAGATGCTCTCCGTTCGTGCAATGCTCTCCACCCGCAGTTGCAGCGCCCGCCTCGCGGCCCGGTCCACGGCTTGTTGCGCCTGTGCTCGTGTCTTGCCGGCGTCGAGCAGCCGCTGGCGCAGCGTCTCCAGTGCCTCGGTCTGGCGCGGGGTGAGGCCGACGAAGGCCTCCAGGTCGCGCATCATTTGCGTCATGCTCCGGCCCTCCTCGAACCCGCTCCGGATCACCGCGCGCACGCTCTTCAGCGTTGTCTCGCCAATGCCGACGATCTGCGTCCCGGCGTAGGTCTCGATGGCCGTGAGGGCCTCGGGGACCACCACGCCAAACTGCACGGCGATGTCGGCCCCTAGTGTGGCTTCTGTGGCTGGCAGCACCGCCTCCGCGCTGCGGCTGGCGGTCTCGCGCAGGAGGAGTTGCAGCGGTAGACGCACGGCGTCGCTGACCGCACGCCAG